TCAACCTTATCTCCTTGAAAATTTCTTGCTCGACTTGCTCCACCTGTGTGGTCTGAAATGCAACACAATGTACAACCACCGTGAGGATGTGTGGCCAAATGTTTCCAAGGCAATGAGCAAATTTTACCGTACGGATTGTCTATTCCACCAGTCATATAATTCTGTATCCTGTTTGTAAATATCTTCGATAGTATATAGTTCTCCGCGAACTTTATCTAATTGTCGATGCCAATTTCTTCCATTAAAGAATTTTTCTTCGGCATCTGAAAATTGTTCCTGGAAGGTCGGGCGCTTCTTCATCTCGTTTAACGTGTTTATTAGTGAGTAGCTTTTACCTGTTGCCCGAGGTGTCATATATGCCAATAGTTCGTCAATTTTTCTATCTAGAATATGTCGTGGCCATGCAAAAGGACTCAACACAATATCGGGATGAAATGCAAACATAATTTTTGTTTCAATACGCACATTTAATTCCAATGATAAATCAAACAAATCTTTTAATGCAAACATGCCTGGTCCTGTAATAGTCAAGTCAAACAACATTCTATCTTGACCACCTGGAATTTGTAAACCTTGTTTGAAATTGTTTAACCATATATCCCATTTAATACCTTTACGAATATATTCAACAATGTCGCCCGTGCCATCAATACTGGCACACATCAACCAATCTTTAAATTGTGGGAGATAGTCATATAAGTTCTTGCCATAGTATTCCACACGACTTAAATTGCTATTATATCGAAGATAACAATTTTTTGCACTACCGTTTTTAATCATTTCCTCCAATGCCCACCAATGTATCTCATACATCAGCGGTTCCCCTCCGACCCAGTAACATTCCTCAACAATGCCGCGAGAAATGGCATCACGAAATTCAGGCTCCACAACATCAATCTGGAATTTCTGCATCTTCTCTTTGACTTCAGGAATCATGAAGGGCTGGTGTTCAGGTGTCCAGAACCCATGTTTCTTCTTTTCAGCCTCCCAGGATGAACTAAGCTGTTCACCACACATTCTACATTTGAAATTACAAATGTTAGAGTACCGATAATCAAATGAAATGGGTTCCATAGTTGTGAATCCTGTTTCATCCGTCTTGGTAAATGCCTCTTGAATCTTGTGTTGAAATAACGCACCCGTGAACCATTTACGATAACTACTAACACTCAAAATGTCATCGTTACATACATCACACTGAGGGATACGTTCACCTGCCATGAGTTTTTTACGAATATCCTTCATGTACTCACTATTCCAGTGTTCCTTAAGTGACACAGGATTGAAATCATCTGCTGATGTTTTTGATGCTTTTACTTCACCATATCGTTCATCATTTGATGCATCAATGTATTGTTTTTGAAAACTATGTTCCTCACGGCTGGCACAACACAACCTACGTTCTCCTTGCGGGGAGATGTAGGTGTGTGTCCAAGGTGCCATACAAAATACTTTATTTGGACTCTCAGGATCCAGCTGGCCATGTTGCCAGATTGGAAGAATCTTACTCATTGGCTCCTAACTCATCCTTGAGGGTATTCCATCCATGAGATGTATCTTCATCATATCCTGCCGTAGTGGCAGGATCTCCTGCCATGTCATGTATAACATTTAATTCCTTACGATACCGATTATTCTTGATTTCATCTTCTGTTGGCACCGGAACATCAATACTATCAATGAAGTCTACAAATTCCTTCGGAAATGTTTCACGGAAATTTTTTCCTCGACGCACATCATATTGTAAGTAGAAATTTTTGAAATCATTATACAACATGTCCTTCTCGGCAGTATTTTTATGTGGTGTGTCAACACTATCAAGATAATCAATTAGTCGCTCCACATGAGCTTGCTCCCATGGGCTTAATAGTGTGAGACCGTTCATATCCTTCTCTCCTTTCACAAGAACAGCATCAAGCCAAATTCGAAGTTTATCACGGAATTTCTCCTTCATGTCTTTGGGCAGTACAGCTGCACTTTGAAATGATGGGAAACGAAGAATGTTTAATGACATGTTCATGTACTGACGACCATATTTTCTCTTGAACTCAAACATATCATCCATAAATTCTGTGATTGATGATAAACACAGGCTGTTAATGGTCATCATCATATGTAAACTTTCAAGATTACCCTCAGAAATTAACCGATGTAAGTTGTTCTTCCATTCCTCATATTTCATACCATCACGAATATATTCGGAATGTTTACCCACTGATTCATTTGAAGTGTAAATTTGAAAACGAGGTACATGATGACTAGCCTCAATCAACTTGTCCAGTGTTTCTTGTTTTTTCGGTACAAGATTTGAGTTCATGGCAAATCGCATATTTCTACCACGTTCCGGATTTTGCTTGAACCAATCAAATAACTTCCAGACTGACGGTGCCATCAAAGGTTCGCCGCCTGTGATACGGATTTCTTCAAGATTATCTGCCAAATCTGATTCCCACCAACGCCAAAATGCCTTGACATACGGATTCTCATCCTCGTGACGATATCCTTGAGCCCAGGGTGCAACATCAATGAAATGTCCTCGTCCATCACTTACAATATTTCTATATGGACCTAAAGTTTTAATGTCTTTCACCCAGGTTGTTGAGAAGGCAGGGTTACAATATGAACATGCAAAATTACAAGTCCGTTCAAAAGAAATTTCTAGTGTACGAAGCGTAACATCATCCTGCCAATTCATTGTACTGGCACGAAGAATGTCCGCATCCTTGTAAATTTCTGTTTTGTATACTCGGTCAGAGACATTGTTTCTTCCGATATCTTCCACCTTCCAACAATACTCACATTCTGCTGGGCGTGTACCTTCTTGCATGTACTTACGCATTAGCTTTTTATGTTTTGTGTTGTGAATGGCAGAAGGATTTGCTTCCAATTCTGCGACATCAATGTTATGACCAGGAGGATGGTGACAACTTGTAGTCTGTCCATGTCCCAACCAAATGGTTGCATTATACCATTTGGCAGCACAGAAACTTGGGCTGACACTATCAATCATTCGTTTCTTGAATTCTAAGAAGTTTTCATCTGAACGTCTAGTCATCTATTGTATGCCTCATGTTTACATTCTAAAAAGAATTGTTCGTATTCTGGGAAGGTTTTCACAAAATTTGTATTTCTTCTCTTATCGTGTTCTTGAATGAAACGATAAAAGTTTTCTTTATTGTCACGAAGTTGTTGACTATCTATACCTTCCTCCATCAAGGCTAGATTACGCTTCAACTTTAAAATTTCATATGGCTTGAATCCCGTGAATGTCTCGGAGTAATCTTCACCCTGAACATTGTCTTCCATGAATTTAATGATATCCTGTATTTTTTCAACACCTTCCGGTCCTGCATTTTGAATCATGAACCATGTGGGATATCGAAGAACTGGAATATCAAACCAAATTCTCTGAAATTTCTTTTTTACAAAAGGAGGATGTACAACACCGTGTGTGGGAGCAACTTCTACAACATAATCTTGTTGGTGCTTACCTCCAAATTCTTCGCGCAGGTCTAGGATCATCTGTAAAAACTGTTTCAAACTAGGAATACTGAGAATATTGAATGTATTGATGAAACTTACACTTGTATGTCGTGTTTCTCTCAAAAACGTTCTCACATTATTCAGTAATCTTGGAAATTCCATACCATGACGCATATACTCAGCTTGCTCACCATAACCATCACAACTCACAAATAACATGAAGTGTTTGAAGGCAGATTGAATATACCAGTTGTTATTCGTTTCAGGATTTACGTTGTGTGTATCTTCAAAAACACGGATGGTTTCCATGTCTTTAACTGTGCTCATGAATTTTTCAAATAATTCTTGACGCGGAGGACACATGTTAGAAGTAATGGATAACTCTATCTGTCCATGGGGGTGATTGTTAACATAGTCTAGAACCTTATAGGTATTGGCATCCATTAAAGGTTCGCCGCCCGTCATTCGAAATACACGGAGATTATGATAAATTTGTGGCCACCAGTCCCAAAATGCCTGAACATACGGATTATCTTTCTGTGCAACGTCCAAAGGCATCAAATTCATATTTTCTAACGCCTTAACATCATTGTGTTCAAAATTTTTCAATGCATAGGGACCAAATGTTTTGACTTCATCATGCCAGGTGGTACTTAAATGCGGGCTGCAGTACATACACTTGAAATTACAGGCTTGATTGAAGTTTACCTCAACATATCTTGGCGACACATCCCATTCAGCCCCATTTTTCACAACCTCATCAAATACAGGTGCAGCCCACCATTCACTACTTCTATAATGACGGTCGCTCATATGCCCCTCTACACCTCCGCCGGGTGCATCTTCCATTTTCCAACAATAAGAACAACCAGCAGGACGTTTTCCCTCCATCATCATCCGTCGTTCTTCAATTTTTTGAGGTGTATTATGTAACACACCCGGATTCTTTTTCAAAAGTTCAACCGGGATGGAATGTGTGGGCGGGTGATAGCAACTCTGTGTTCTTCCTTGAGGCAAATGTAGAGAAACCTGAAGCCATTTTGCAAGACACATTGAGGAACTTACACCATTCAATTTTTCACGCATTATTTCTGCGCTATTATGATATTCTATAGTCATGAGTGCACATATTTAAAAGTTTGTACAGTAAAAAATCACTTCACACCTATAATCATAAAACGAGTAAATTGTTTACAATCTAAAGATCCAGTCATACGAACATTCATTAGAATGAACGGCGCATAAAATTCTTCCAACGTGTCTACACAATTAACATGTTCATCACAATCAAAATAGTTATTGCTTTGCAAAGCAATAACAGTATTATTGGGTATTTTTCTATACCAGGTATCAAGAATTTTTTGGTTTACGTGTTCAACTGAAGTATTAATTACCAAAGAATCATCGCTATAATCAGAAAAATTTTCCATTTTTTCTGTGATAAAGTTTATTCTAGAATCATGATTACATAATGCAGCTCCTATTGCTGTACATTCAGGATCCTGGTCAATAGAAAAAACTTTCACATGGGGATATGTATCCACTATCATTTGTGATAGAATTCCGTACCATCCCCCGAATATGTATACGTTTGAAAAATTTTTAGTGTTGGTATTACAAAGATTTTCCACTAACCAAACCTTACTTTTAATTTGGCTCTCCCAAAAATTTTCTAAAATACGATATTGTTTAGAAGAATCATGTTGATAGCTACGAATAACATTCATCCATTGAATGATTCTTTCAGGTGCTATTGTAACAGTTTTCATGGATAAATGAATTCATCGTTATTGTTCTTTTTTTGTCTGTAAAATTTATAATCTAGCAACTTTGTGATAAGCCAATCAACAATTTTATCTACAATTTTCATCATCGCACCGTATATTGCTCCAAAGAGCGGTTAAGGACATTGTTTACTTGGATGAATTGTGCCTTTTCAGACATTTCCGAGATATTTATCGCGTCAATATAGGCACATGTTGAACGAATTCCGCCTAAAATGTCAATAACAGTGTGTTCTACTAGTCCCTTGTATGGAATTTGTACGACACGCCCCTCGGAAGCGCGGTAATTTTTCACTTGATTGTGCTTTTGTTGAGCTGCATGGCTGCTCATGCCGTAAAAAGTCACTTTTCCATCACGAATTTCTTGTTCCGACTCATCATGGCCGGCAAAAATACTGCCTGCCATCACCATTTGTGCTCCTACGGCCAGTGCTTTTGAGAAATCACCAGGAAAAACACACCCGCCGTCGCTCTGAACGCCGCCTCCTACGCCTTCAGCAGCAGGAACACACTCCATGAGAGCAGAAAATTGCGGATAACCCACACCCGCAACACGCCGTGTAGTACATACAGCACCGGTTCCAATGCCCACGCGCGCTAAATCTGCGCCTGACAGGATCACACGCTCAACTGCCTCAGGTGTAACTACGGTTCCTGCCATGATGAAGGCGTCAGGTATGCTCTCGCGCACACGCGAAACGAAATCATAGAAGGTGTTCATGTAACCATTCGCCACATCAATGACAATTTTCGGCTTCAATCCCTTGTTACGCATATATTGTGACACATCCAACGCCTTACACAGGTCATCATCACTCATACCAATTGTTAAGAAGGCATGAGAGATATCTTCTTGCACCATCCAATCATCTAACATGTGATGTTTTGTAATGGCAGTAAACATATCAAACTTCTTCAATGCGCGATGCATACTAAATGTACCGACACCATCCATATTGGCAGCAATGATGGGGACACCCGTGATGGATGTACCCCACTTGCCTTGGATTGTTGTAGTCACATCTACCTGACTACGTGATGTAATGTCAGAAAATTGTGGCACAATTAAGACATCATCAAAATCCAACTTGACCATATTATGACGCCTTCTTGGTTACAGTTTCATACAACTGCTCAAAATCCTTATGCAGTTCAACTTCTTCACTGTAATTGCCCTTGTGGTAGGTGCGTGCCAACTTGTTGAGCACCTTACGATTCAATTGTAGGTCGTCGCAGACATCGTTCTTTAATGTTTTCATCAGGTCACGCTCCGCCTCAACGCGGGTCATGCTGGCCGAAATTTCCTTTAAGGCATCAAGTAACTTCAGCTTATCTTCAGGTGATGCAGGTAGAGTCATGTTCTATGTTCCTCAAGTCAAAGTTTTTCCCTGGGTCATGTTTTCTGCCCCGAGGCCATGCAATATCTGAATGACCTAGTATGGGTTTCTCAACATTATCAGGATACCGCAATCTAATATAAGATAATAAATTTTTCAAGCTCTCGTACTGCTTACAGCTATAATTGGTGGAATTTGTTCCTTGTAGTGCAATGGCTATGCTAAAGCCATTCCAACCAAACATACCACCCCAACGTGAATCGCCTGCATGTTTTGCACTATGGCGTAAATCCATGAATTGAAAAATTGACCCATCAGTTTGGATGAAATAATGGTATGCCAATTTTCTTGCCCGTAAAACCAATCGTGTTGCACTCGCATTTAAATTCCCTCCATCATTATGAATAACAACATAATTTTTTGTTGTGTCACGGGGAACCTTACCCGGCAAGAAATTCTTTTTTATCTTTGGTTCTGCCGCTGCGAGTTGTAGCATCACTGCTAGTGATAGTGTTGCCAGCATCTAGTTCTCCTTTTGTGGGGATGATGAACCAGGCGGCAAAATATGCAATCACAATGGGCACCGGGGTGAACAATAGGCAAAATGCTGCAATGCGTACGACAGTAACATCCCAATCGTACATCTCACCAATACCGCCACATACTCCCCCAAACTTCTTGTTAGTTTCACTTCTATACCATTTCATGTTGTATCTCCCGATATTTCATCAGTGCAAGTTCTTTCGCCTTGGTCTCAAGGTCTATGTCAATATTTAGTCCATAATCATCAATGAAGTTGAATGCATAATCAGAATGGGCACGAGGATTGCCCTGTACATTCTCATTGAGATTTTTACTTTCGCTGTAGTGAAACAGCGGCGTACAATCCCACGTGGTTGCTGCCAAATGCGCGGCACCATGACTTGTCATACCATCAGGATGAAAGGTATGATGAAAATAGTCAAAGGTGATGGGTGTATTGATTTGTGAATAAATGTCATCATACAATTGCTTAACCGAGAAGGCATTCGCCTTGTCATCATTCTCCACAACCAATCGCTTTTGTGTATCTTCCTTGAGCATATGGAATCGGTCAATGAATCGGTCAATGACATCCTTACTGTAATTCATCCCGACATGAATGTTTAGTGGATAATAATGATTGGCAGGTAATTGCATCATAGCCATCAAATCATTGTGATGATTCAAGTCATGAATAGAACGCCGAGCCACCTCATCCTTCACAGTGCCGAGTTTGACAAAATGGTCAGGATGAAATGAGACACGTTGACCACTGTCACGAATAATTTTACCGGCATCCTTCATGATATCTACAATGTCAACCATGTCAGGTAAATCATCAATCACATATTCTGAATTCCATGGGAAGATGTTACTGCCAATACGAAACACCTTGATGTTATTTGCAACATTCCAATTCAAGATAGCCACCAAGTCCTTGGCATTCTGTAAGGCTAAAGCGGACGTGCGAACCAAACCTGTATCCTGTTGGAATGAGGCCTGGCGCATCGTCCGCCCAGTGGTGATTTTTTGCTTACCTAGTGTGACATTGATGCAACAGTAACCTACCTGATGTGGCATAACACCTCACGATTAGAGTCATATTGTAATATAACACCTTTAGGTGGTGTTGTCAAGGCATCACTACTTAGATTTTTTAGGTTTGCGAAGATGTGGTTTCACGCGAACCTTCTTCACAGTTCCTGTTTTCTTATTCTTTATTTTACGCCAAACTTCAGCGATATATTTATTCGCCATTATCTCTTTCTGCGAATATTGCGTGCTCGACGCTTTTTGCTACCAACCTTTCGCCGGCCTTTACGTGGACGGTTCTTGTGTGGGTGTGGCATCATTCCTCCTGTTTATCAGTTGAATTATTTTTTAAAGTTTCTGGATATAGAATTTCAAAATCTCCAGAATATAGAGGTTGTAGTATTTCAACAATCTTTTGAAGAAGAACTATATTATCTCTTGAAAGAATAGCATTTTTATTAAAACTCCCCGTATGCCATTCAAAAAATTTATCATGTATAACATGAGACAATGAGGTGATATTCACTATACGGTATTTTTTTGGGTCACCTTTTGTGTACTTGAAATAATTTATTAGTGGCACCGTATGGGTATCATACTGTAGTAAATCATATAATTCATAATCCTTATATGAGGAAAGAAAATTATATGCACTTGAAATTAAATCAGGATGTTTGTTGAAAGATAATTTTAGAAATGCTTCTGAATATAACTTATCATTTGTTAAATTATATTTAAGATTACTAGCATCTACTTTATCCCTGTAGACGAATACATTATACCAAGCCATAAATCTATCAACAGGATCTCTATAAATGAAATATCTTTCTTTTATAGAAAGGTCATCTATTAACTCATTAGATGACTCATCACGTATAGCCAATTGTTTATATCCCTTTTTATTAAAAAAATTTTCTAAAAAAGTGGATCCGCACTTATTGGCATATACCCACAATATACCTCGAGGTATAGAAAAATTTCCGAAAAAAGAAGGAAGTGTCTGATCCATCTTTATCCCATGTTAAACGTTATACGACACATTTTGTCGGATGCACTGTTCCTTAAGAGCCTCAACATGGTTCTTGCTCAATTCGGTTGCCATCTTCATCAATTCTGGGATGTTCTCCCGTGTAAGTTGCACTTCGTTTGGATGCATTATAACTCTCCGTGTTAGGTAATCCGCTATACTCACAAATTTCTTCTTGTTTTCCAAAGATTCTATCCCAATTGTCATTGTAGATATTTTTATCTACACTTAACGGTCTGGGTGCATCTCCTTTACCATTCATAAATTATTCCTCTCAAATGCCCATGTTCTTTCAACACAACCAATACATTTACTGCAATGTGATATTTTATCTATGAAACAACTATGTGTCATATTCAATAATTCTAATAATCCTTCATTTTTGTACATCTCAATGATTCTATCTTTTTGTAATCCTTTAAAAGGTAGAACTATTTTATTGTTATTTAAATATTCGCGTTTAGGTAAATGGTCCATATGTTCATTGCTGCCAATATATAACATATCAACTTCCACCTTTGCTAAATGTAGTGCCCATCTAATAAACGTTCTATCCTTATCTTCTTTTGTATTCTTCACAGGGATTGTAAAAGGAAAATTCACACTAACATTATTATTTTCATTTATATATGTTACTATGTTTTCTATTCTGTCTAAGTTAATGGAAGGGTCAAGTACAGTATAAAGTTGTAACACATTATCTTCTTTAGACAATCGGTTCAACAACAAAGTACTCTCAACCCCTCCCGTAAAAAACAATCCAACTTTCATCAATCTTGTAAATCTTTATCTAATCCAAAAGAAACGTAATTATACCATAGACGTTCATGGAAATAATATAAGGCAATCTTTGTGATGACTTCCACACCACCCACTGATACACCAATTTTCCAACTACCGGAAATTAATCCGGCAATTATCATGGTGTCTATAGTACCTAGTATTCGCCAACTAATGGCTTTGGCAATGTGTCGTTTACGCTGAACCATTACAATCCCATCTCCTTACGCACGTTAGTTGCCGAGATGGATTCTGTTTGGGCATCTAGATGAATTTGTTCCACCTTGTACCCAACATCTCGCCCATAATACACACCGGTGATGTTAGGAAGATAATAGATGTGATACCGTCCTTCATACTTGTCGCGCAATTTTTCATCAATGAAATTTTCAACTTCATATGAAGTAAACGGATTCTTTGCATCCGTGCCGTGAGTGTCACGGATACCAATCAACACCTGCCCTTCCTTTTCCAAGATGGTTTCAAACAACTTCACATGCCCATCATGGAAGGGTTGAAAACGTCCAATCATCAATCCTGTGGGTGCCTTCCAATTGAACACAGGCCTCGGAGCAAACGTCTTTTCAATCTTGGCAACAATGTCATCTGTCTGAACATTTACATCGCCCCAAGCTGTGATTTCAACATCAACAAAATCTGGGCGAATAAACACCTTATTGGTATCTTCAAATCGTCCTGCCTCAATGGTGTTCATGAACACGACGAAATCAGGTTCAAATGCCCAGCGCGTATCTGGTGTGGGGCATACAAAATCAGCAACACTATATTCCGTGTTGGCTACATGTGATAAGTCGCGCATGCGTGAAGCCTGACGAATTCTTCCTTCTTCTGAAAAGTCCCAATCATTGAACATCTTACGCACTTCATCGGCATTGAAATATGCCGCCTTGAGCTTTTCAGCAAGCACCTTTGCCAAGGTGGTCTTGCCTGAACCAGGTAATCCCATAACTAAAATTTTCATACTGTCTCCGGTGAAGTTGACCAAACAATGCTATTCAGTTTATACTTATATTCATTACGAATTGTCCTTTCTACAAATCGCCTAAAATCATCAACATTACGGAACATATGATTTGTTCCTTGATGCACAACACCAAACACACCCACTACTTCCAATACATCCACCTTGTTGATAATTAAATCTGTAACGTCATTCACATGCATGGCTTGAATGACATCATCAAGATGTAACCAGCGCACCTGTCGCTTTCTGCCTGTCGTGGCGCCAAATTCTTGCCCCACTTCTTGAATGGATGCAAACACAGCATCATCTTGTGTGTAATGTGTTTTAAATCCTGAGTAGGTTTCATATGCCTTCATGACACCATACACATTGCGCCATGTGCGCGGAGCAATACCATTCAATGCCACGGCGCCTGTTGTGCAATGTGAACTTGTGACATAGGGATAATCTCCCCAATCAATGTCAATTTGAAATCCTTGAGCTCCCTCACACAATACAGTTAATTCACGCGGCATCTGAAAAAAATATTGGGCAACATCAATTACGCCATAGGGCCGGGTGAAATCATTGAATGTAACTAAATCACCCAGACGATTTCCTGTACGGGCATACTTGTCCCGATAGGTGGGACCAATGCCTTGGCGTGTTGTCCCAATTTTATTATCTTGACCATCTTCGGCAATATGGGCGGGTGCCGTGATGTGACAACGCTTATCAACATAAATGTTGGTTTCAAATCCCAATTTCTTCAACATGTTAATTTCTTCAACCAAGGCTGGAATATTTACGACACACCCAGGACCAATAATGCAGGGAATGTTGTAGAACACCCCCACAGGAACTTGATGTGTCACCACCTTTTGTCCTTCATGATAGATGGTGTGTCCGGCATTGGCGCCGCCATTGAAACGTAAGACTACATCATAGTCACGCTGTTTTGCCAAATGATGTGACACCTTACCCTTTCCTGTGTCACCTGCCTGTAAATCAATTACAATGTCTGCATGTTTAATCATAATATAATCCTATGTGTAGTTATGCCGAGAAACTTGACCCACATCCGCATCCGCCTGTGGCGTTGGGATTTTTAAATGTAAATCCGGATTCCGTCAATGTCTTGACATAATCCAATTCAGCACCTTCAAGATATTGCGCTGAGAAAGGATCAACAATGATTTTCACATCGGCGGCGGCATCAATGAGCACATCATCATCGGCAGCAACATCTTCCAACATGAGTGTATATTTAAATCCTGAACATCCGCCGGGCATGACACCCATGCGATAATGTTGAACATCATGCTCCTTGTTGGCACGGAGTTCTGTGATGGCGTTATCAGTTACGTGAATATTCATTATCGTCCTCGGTTAACAAAACGAATTAAAGTTTGTACTGCTTGTGTGTTTTCTGGGCGGACAAATTCCAATCGTCCTGCCGTCTTGTGGTCATACACCATGGCGCCTACATATTTCTGAACACCCGAACATCCCACACATGTTTGTGTGTCAGGGAGTATTTCAAGACGTGCATTAGGAATATAACATTTGCAACGAACACAAGTGCGCATAAACACCTCCATGATGAAAATATATCTATAATATATCTATGTTACGTGAAAATGTCAAGTCCTAAATAAGCGAAAACATTTTAGGGCCCGCCTCAACTAGATTACGTAAATATGGTGAATATGTTTTGCCTGCCTTTGTGGTTCGTGAGGCAGCTTCCACCTTGGCACGAATTTGTACGATTAAGTTGGCGGGTGTCATAGATTCGGCATAGAGCTGAACTTTGGGATCTCCTGATTCTGAGACTTTCACAATGAGTTTGGCATTTTTCAAACGAGTGGAGTAAATGTTAATGAAGTCAGCATCAGAGAATTTTAAATTTTTATATTTTCTATTTTCCAACTTCACCAATTCAATACTGGCATCACCCAACGTGGCACCTTGATATACCAATTTGGCAATGTTCTCATAGAACGGTTTATTGTTACTAGAAACAAATTGTTTCATTTGCACTGCGGCTTCTTTATACACAGCGCCCACAGCGGTTTTAATCATATTTTTCAGTGCTGCCAAACGTACATCTTCGCGGCTTGAAAACAATTCTTTTTTATCATAACGAAGTGTGGCATTATATTCATTTTCTAGATGTGCGATGTTCAATCCTAGAATGTCTTTCCAGAGTTTTGTTTGCTTTAGAAATTCATCACCTGAGATTTGTGCAAACTGCTCGCCTCCACCCACCTTCAATGAAATTTGTCGCTTATACGGTTTATTATTCACCGTGATTTTAATATCCGCCTTAGTACCCTTTTGATCCCCTACACCATCAGAAATAATGGCAACATCATCAGGTGTTTGATTGCCCAACAATTCAATGATTTCAGATTCCCATGTATCCTCCACATACTGAATTGCGGAATCATATAAATCATTCACTACAGTTCTATTGTTTCGTTGTTGCAATAACATCTTGGCAGGAGTGGGAATGTTTACATAGAAACGAACATTATCTAGCACCACCTTACCCTTCACAGCGGAAATATCATTTAATGTATATGACACCATTGTGGCTTTGCTAAAGAAATCATCCAAGACATCATCCACTTGAGCATGGATTAATTTTGGAGCATCACCTTGTTCACGTTCCACTTGAAGAAATTTTGCCACTAGAGTGGCACCCAGTATGGCTTCCGCCACATCACCTCGATTGAATTTCTGTATAGTCATAAAGTTTCATCCCGGATAATGTCGTAATAGAATTTGTTACTATCTTCCGTGGAATATTTCGGTGTGTTCTCCACACGATATTTCTTATCGGAGATGAGGCGGTGCACCACCAAGTCTTTCTTCACCGTGAAGCTGGGATCAAAGAAGCGCATTCGATTATTGGGTTGAATGGCGAAATGCCCGGAATCCAACTTTATCACATGCCCGCATTTATGATTGTCTGCTGTTTCGGCATAGCCATAGCGCAATTCTGAATAATCACCCTGACTCCAATCTATGGTGAATAGATATTCACCCGCATGTTTCACATTGTCTCTATCATAATAGATGCATGACAAATGGCTCAAGGCGGCAAATGTGGTTACACTCACGTTGTAGCTGAAAGAATTCCAGAGTTGCAATTGTTCCAAAGGACGATGTTCACATTCCTGCCAGCACAAGGCACTGATGGGCACACCCCACCAGACACCCCCATCTTCCATGAGAATGTTGAACAACGTGGCTTCACCCGGCCGGCTCATAATGGCGAAGGCAATGCAGGGATAATATTCACCCCACCCGCGTTCATGATTTTGAAGATATTCCCCGCGCACCAAACAACTCATCACGGGAATGTTGGCGTTTAAATAGGCCATTTGTCTCGGGGACAGGCACCGGGGCCCTTGGGCGAGTAAATCTTCTTGGTGATGGGACATCCACAGGCACCGCACTTCCACATTTTAATGACGGGCATGAATTCACGTTCATCACAGGTATCGCAAATGTTCGCTCGCTGATTGGCGACATGTTCTTGTTCAGGCGTGGGTTTCCGTGCCCGATGCCATGACACAATGATTTCTGAAATGTCAGGTATTTTCATAAGAGAGGGTTCGTGTTAAAGTGGACATTGTTATTTATCTGAGGCGGTGAAACATGATATTTCGTTGTGAAACGATTTTTCACCACCCGGAACTACATCCCCGAATTCTTCCCAGGATGGACACGGTGGCATCATCACCCCATCGCGGATG